CTCGACCCGCTGTTCCGGTTCCGCAAGGTCGTCGTCCTGGTGGCCCGCCAGAACGGCAAGTCGACCCTCTCGCAGATCCTGAGCCTGTTCTTCCTGTACGTGCTCGGCACTGACCTGGTGCTCGGCACCGCGCAGGACCTCGACACCGCCGAGGAAGTCTGGGACGGCGCCCTCGACATCATCGAGGAGACCCCCGAGCTGGCGGCACTGGCCGACAAGCCGATCCGGGTCAACGGCAAGAAGACGATCCGGCTGCACACCGGGGAGCGGTACAAGGTCAAGGCCGCGAACCGTCGCGCCGGCCGTGGCCTTTCCGGCGACCTGATCCTGCTCGACGAGCTCCGCGAGCATCAGTCGTGGGATGCGTGGGGCGCGATCACGAAGACCACGATGGCCCGCCCGGCGGCGATGATCTGGGCGCTCTCCAACGCCGGAGACGCCACCTCGATCGTGCTGCGCTACCTCCGCAAGATGGCCCACGCCGCGGTCGGCGACCCGGACGGCATCAACGCCGACGACGACCCCGCCGCGCTACTGCCCACCGAGGCCGAGGTCAACGACTTCGCCGCGCTGGCCGAGGACATGGACCTCGAGCCGGAGGACTTCGACGAGGACGAGTCCACACTGGGGATCTTCGAGTGGTCGGCGCCACCGGGCTGCCCGGTCGACGACCTCGACGGAATCCTGGCCGCCAACCCCTCCTCCGGCTACGCGATCAGCCTCCGCACCCTGCTCGGCGACGCGAAGGCCGACCCCGAGTGGGTCTTCCGCACCGAGTGCCTGTGCCAGTGGTCCGACGGCACGCTCGAGGGGCCGTTCCCACCCGGCACCTGGGACGCGGGCCGCTGGGAAGCACCGAAAGACGCCCCGCGCGACTGGCAGCCGCCGCAGATCGTCGGCAACGTCGTCGCCTGCGTCGACACGTCCGCTGACCGGATCAAGACCTACGTCGCGTTCGCCGGCCGACAGGCTGACGGCTCGCTGCAGGTCGAGCTGGTCGCCGAGCGTGCCGGGCAGGACTGGGTGGAGGACTGGCTGCGCGAGCGCGCCGACGTCATCGACTCGGTGACGGGTCAGACCCGCGGCGCCCCTGTCTCTGCGTTGATGGACGACCTGAAGGCCAACCTCAACGACGAGATCCCGGTCGAGGACTGGTCCGGCGGTGACGTGCCCGGCTGGACCGGCAAGTTCTACGACCTGGTGCGTGAGAAGGCGCTCACGCACAACCCCTGGCCCTCGCTCGATATCGCTGCCGCCACCGCGGTCCCGAAGCTGACCGAGGGCGGGGCCTTCATGTGGGACCGCAAACGGTCTCCCGTCGACATCGCTCCACTGGTCGCCGCAACCGGCGCCGTGGGGCTCCTAACTCGCCCGACAGAGGCGCCGACGGTTTCCGTCTACGAATCTCGAGGGTTGGTGACGCTTTGAGGTCTCGCGTCCTGCGGTCCCGGTTTCGTGAGCGGGTGATCGTCACCGTGAAGTCCGGCGACACGTTCGGCGGGGTCCTCTACTCGGCCGACGACAAGGCGCTGGTACTCCGCGAGGCGGCTGCCCTCGGCGCTGGGGAACGCTCGACGGACCTGCCACTCGACGGCGAGATCATCGTGCTCCTCCCCGACGTCGCCTACATCCAACGCCCGTGACGGGAGGTCGCATGTTCCTCAGCCACGGCGCCCTCGTCACCAAGACTCCCGTAGACCTCCGCGGCACGTCGTACTTCCACGGGATGCCGCCCATGTCCTCACCATCCTGGCCCTCGGCCTATGCCGGGATCTACAGCCGGCAGCTCTGGGTCTACGTCGTGGTCAGCAAGCTCGCCAAGGCTGCCGCGCGACTTCCTCTGCCGGTCTACGAGCGCAACGAGCTCGACCGTCCCCGGCGTGACGACCACCCGCTGGCACAACTGCTGCGGAACCCGAATCCGGGGCTCTCAGGCTTCGATCTGATGCTCTGGACGTCCTCGACGTTCGACATCTACGGCGACACGTTCTGGTACAAGCTGCGCCGTGGCGGCCAGGCCGTCGGCCTGTATCCGCTGCACCCCTCGTCGATGACGTGGGAGTCCGAGAAGGGCACCTGGCGTTTCGACAACGGCAACCGGGTCCTCGACAACATCAAGGACGCCGACCTCGTTCACTTCCGCGGATTCCACCCCGACTCGACGGTGCGCGGACTCTCACCCCTGGAGCCGCTGCGGTCGACGCTGGAGAACGAGTGGCACGCACGCACGGCCACATCCTCGTTTTGGCAGCGCGGCGCCCGCCCCGGCATGGCGCTGAAGCACCCCGGCAACCTCTCTGATGCCGCGCAGGACCGCCTTAAGGCGCAGATCGACAACGTGTCCGCTGGTTCTGACAAGACCGGCGTGACGGTGGTGCTCGAGGAGGGCATGGAGCCGGCGGTGATGACGCTGACGGCCGAGGAAGCCCAATACATCGAGACTCGCAAGCTCAACCGCGAGGAAGTTTGTGCTGCCTACGACGTGCCGCCTCCCGTGGTACACATCCTCGACCGTGCGACGTTCTCCAACATCACCGAGCAGATGCGGTCGATGTACCGCGACACGATGGCCCCGCGCCTCAAGGCGTTCGAGGCGGCGATTGAGCTGGATCTGCGGCAGGCCGAGTGGCCCAATGACGACATCTACGCCGAGTTCCTGATGGACGAGGTGCTGCGGGGTGACTTCGAGACCCGTCAGGACGCGCTGAACAAGGCGTCGCACATGACCATCGCCGAGAAGCGCAAGGTGGAGAACCTGCCCTTCATCGAAGGCACCGACCGGATCTTCCTGAACACCGCCACAATGCCGCTCGACGCGATCGACGCGCAGGCGGCGGCCATCGCGGCACAGACTCAAGATGCCGACGAGCCACTGGCTGAGGTGATCCCGCTCTCGGTAGCCCGCTCGGTCATGGGTCGCCTGTCGTGGCAGCGGTCTTTGGACCAGGTGGACCCCGCCGCTCTGACGGACGGGCTCAGCGAAGTGGACGCCAAGTACGTCCGGGACGCGCTAGGCGCTGAGAAGGGCGCTGAGGGCTCTGTGAAGGGCCTCCGTGACCGGCTGCGAGGCATGGCGAAGAAGGATGCCGACCCGATTCGGGTCAAAGCGCCTGATCTCGCCCCCCACCAGGAGCGGGTGCGGACGGTGCTCGAGGAGTTCTTCGCTCGCCAGGCAGTCTCCGTCATCGGCTCCGGCAACTTCGACAAGGACCAGTGGGACGCTGACCTCGCTGCCGACCTGCACGCCACCGCGGTCGCCGTGTCGTCCTCGATCGGCAAGGCCACCATGCGGACCCTCGGCTTCGACCCGAGCGTCTACGACGTGGCTCGCACCGTTGACTTCCTGCAGGCCGTGTCCGAACGACTGGCCGGCAACATCAACGAAACCACCCGTGGACAACTCGCCGATGCCGACGACCCGGCCGAGGTGTTCCGGCAGGCGACCGAGTCCCGCGCTGAAGGCATCGCGGTCGGAGCGACCACGCTGGTCGCCGGATTCGCGGTAGTGGAGTCCGCCCGGCGCGTTGCCGAGGCTGACGGGCGAGAGCCCCAGAAGACCTGGGTCACCGGCCCGAATCCAAGGCCCGAGCACGCTGCTCTCGACGGTCAGACCGTCGGAATCGACGAGACCTTCTCGAACGGCGCCAACTGGCCCGGAGATGACGGCGAACCCGGCTGCAACTGCTCAGTGGAGGTAGGACTGTGATCGAGAAGAAGACGTTTGCGATCGGCGAGGTCAAGGCCGCTGAGAGTGAGAACCCGAACGGCGAGTTCGAGGTGATCCTGTCCGCGGAGACCGTCGACCGGGACGGCGAGATCATCGACGCCAAGGCGTTCGAGCCCCTGCCCGACTCGATCCCCTTCCACGCCTTCCACGACTTCCACGACCCCATCGGTCGCGGTGTTCCGTTCTACGACGGTGACGTCCTCAAGGCCCGCGGCGTGTTCGCATCCACTCCTCGCGCACAGGAGATCCGCACCCTGGTCTCCGAGGGAGTGATCGGCCACACCTCGGTCGGCTTCATGGCCGCCGTCCGCAAGGACGACGACGACGCCCCGCACGTCACCAGCGGCGAGCTGCTGGAGGGATCGTTCGTCTCCGTGCCCTCGAACCGCGAGGCCGCCGTCCTAGCTGCCAAGGAGTTCGACGCAAAGGCCGGCGCCCGGAACTCGAACAAGGACTCCGAGCGCTTGCAGAGCATCCACGATCTTGCGGTGGAGAACGGTGCCGTGTGTACCGCCACCGAAGAAGCCACACCCGCCCCTGAGACCCCCTCCGAAGAGGACGGCAAGTCTCCGGCAAGCAACGTGGTCGAGATGGCCCGCATCCGGGCCGACATCGCGCGCCTGTCACTCGACTGAGCGCACCCACCCGCAGACCCGACCACCGTCGGGTGCTGCTGCCTGCCCACGAAAGGGGCTGACATGAGCACCAACCTCCGAGAGCAGCTCGAGTCTGCCGTCAAGGGACTCGAGAAGTTCGCTGACGAGCTCGACGCGAAGGGCACCCCGCCCAGCGGCGAGGACCTGGAGAACATCAAGAACCGGATGGCCGAGATCGGCTCCCTCAAGGAGCAGGTCAAGAACGAGGCCGACATGAAGGGCGAAGTGGCGGACGCCAAGGCGTTCCTGAAGTCGCTCTCCAACGGCGGCGAGAAGGTCGAGTCGGAGAAGGTCACGCTGACCGAGTCCGGCATGCCGATGAACCCCCAGGGCAAGACGTTCGGCGAGCTGTTCACCGCGTCGCCCGCCTACGGCGAGTTCATCAGCCGGTACTCCAAGGACGGCATCATCCCGAACGCGGTCAAGGGCGTTCAGTCCAGCCCGTTCCAGGCGGACTCCAAGGCCCTCATCACCGGCCTCTCGTCCACCTCGGCCGGCGCCTTCGTGGAGAACGACCGCTACCCGAGCACCGTCGACCTCATCGGCCAGCGCGAGCTGTCGGTGCGCGACGTGGTGACCAAGGGCTCCACACAGTCCGACACCGTGGAGTACGTCCGGGTGACCAGCAAGACCAACGCTGCCGCGCCGGTCCCCGAGGCCACGTCGGCTGCCAACCCGGCGACCTACAACACGCCGACCGCTGCGGAGGGCTACAAGCCCGAGTCGGCGCTGGCGCTCGAGGTCGTGTCCACCACGGTCAAGACGATCGCCCACTGGATTCCGATCACCAAGCGCGCGGCGTCCGACGCCTCGCAGGTGCGGACCCTGGTCGACAACTTCCTGCGGTACGGGCTCGAGGAGGAGTTGGAGGACCAGATGCTCTCCGGCGCGGGTACTGGTGAGAACTTCACCGGCATCCTGAGTACGGCGGGGATCCAGACGGTCGGCTCGGCCGGGACCGACATCGACGCCATCGTGGACGCGATCGCGGCGGTGCGAGTGACCGGACGGCGCAAGCCGAACGCGCTGGTCATCAACCCGACCGACTGGTACTCGACCGGCTTCCTGACCGCCAAGGACACCGCTGGCAACTACCTGATCGGTGACCCGCGGGCGTCGATCGACCAGCTCAACACCCTGTGGGGCCTCCGCGTGGTGGTCACTGAGGCGCTGGCCGCGAACACGGCCCTCGTCGGTGACTTCTCCCAGGCGGTCCTGTGGGAGCGCGAGGGAGTGTCGCTGATGGTCTCCGACCAGCACAGCGACTTCTTCACCCGCAACCTGCT